ATATGTCCGATGATAAGGGATGATGGGTCTGACCCGTATAAACGTCCATAATCACCTCATTAATAATTCCCTCAATCTCATAACCAGCTTGAACATAACTAAATGGTTCACCGACCTTTAACTCTTTTTTAATTTTCTCGTAAAGATTATGAATTCCACCAAAGTACTCAATTTTATAAGTTAATATTTTATCTTTATCCTCTTTATTAGAACTGTCCAACCCTAAATAATGGTAAATAGGTGTAGATTCAACACCTTTGTCGTCCCAATACTTAAATAATAAATCTTTTTGCTTTTCGTTTTCCTGTAACGATTCCTCTTCCTTTGAGAAATAATCTTTATTCTTAATAAGAAAATCGTAGAAATATTCTAATGGTAGTTGTTTTTTTGTTCCTTCATACTTTTGTGATAAGTCTTGGTATACCTCATCTAACATACCCATCTTTAGACCTTTAATTAAGTCGCTAAATATGTCTGCAAATAGTGCAAACATTTTTATGTCAACACCACTGTATCGTTCGTAAACTATATTTTCTAAGAGTTTAAGTAGTTTCATTACAGATAAATATATCTAAAATGTAGTTTGCCACTCTTTAAATTCTTTTCGGTCCCCTTTACTAATCCATAATTCGTGACCTTCTAAAGAACTGTGATTAATTTCAATCCAATTCGGTATTAAATCTCTTTGATGGTTTTCCCATATATGATAGGTTAATTGTTCAATACTTTTTCTAAGGTATTTTGCGCTCTCAGGAAAATCTTCCATAACCATTTGTCGGTAAACTCCCCATTCATACGTATGACTTTGGTCTTTTACAAAAGAGTTCCTTTCGGTATATCTTTCTATACTATCCATATCTTTATACATAAAAACAACTAAAACGTCTTTTAAATAATCGGATATCCTATGTAAATGACAAGATTGAGATGGACCAAATGAAGAATATTTTTCATCCTTATGTTTCTTATGAAATGTAACAATACCGTCATCATTATCATAACCATCCAAAGACCACGCGTATTCACCTCTTAATTCAGGTAATTTAAAGTCATGTGATATAATTTTAGTAGTTATTTTATTTCCTGCACCATGTGGACCAGTAATAATGACTTTGTTAAATTTATTAATTTTATCTTTTAAATCTTTATAGTTTCTACTCATTTTTTTTAGTATTTTCTGAAATTATATTATTAACTTTATCACCATATAGAAAAGGAAACTCATGTTTTAAGTCTTTTAGTGGTATCGCCAAACCTTTACTATACTTTTCAGTTTCTGTCTCTCGTATCTCATCTACCATAAAACTATAAAAGTCGATACTTTGATTAGACCTAAAAATTTCTCTTATTATTTTTTGTATGTGTGTATACTCTTTGTTACGTAAGTCAACTCCTGTAACCTGTTTAGCTCTTCCCCATATAAATTTGACTTTAGAGGTTATATCAAAAATGTGTTCTTCACTATTATCTTCAAATATGTCTCTTAAATAAATTTTTTTATTTTCGCTTATCTCAAAAGTATAATATCTTTGAATGAAATCAATTATGTTTTTCTCCATTTTTATCTTCTTTTAAAATAGAACAGTAATAATAATCACCAGTATCTTTAAACTTATCAAATAAAAACTTTCTTACCGAATCAGAATCATATTCTTTAAGTAAGGTAGAGGCGTAAAGGTGTTTAGCACTATCCCACACATCATCTCTTTCAATATTATCAATAAGAATTTCTTTACTTAACATCATTTAATTACTTAAAGGAGCTTTAATTGTTGGTTTATAATTATAATTTATTAATTCATATTTAAATTCACCACCTAATAAATTAACATTTTTAAAGTTAATATGTGGTAAATCATAACCTTCTCTTTTAATCTGTTCTTTAGCCTGATTTAAATGATTTTGATATAAATGAACGTCACCTAAATTACCTATTAATTGGTCTGGAATCATATGTACTTCTTTAGCTATTAACATAAGTAAAGTTGCGTATGAAGAAATGTTAAATGGTAATCCTAAGAATGTATCTACCGACCTTTGATTCCACATTAGTGATATCGCCCTCTTTGGTGTTGGTTCATGTCTTGTGTCATCAAAATTAGGGAGGTTTTTAGGGTCGAAATATCTTTCCATACCCGTCTCATAATTATTTTTGAACCAGTGTTCATATCTCTCTTTGTCAGTTAATAATCTAGTATACATTTGAAATCCATAGTGACATGGAGGTAAAGTCATTAAATCTAACTCCCCTACATTCCAAGCACTAACCATTAACCTTCTTGAGTCTGGATTCTTTTTAAGTTGTTCGAGTAAATTTTTAATTTGGTCAACACTTTTTTCGTTATAAACTTGTAATGTATCACCTTCAAATACCTGTTCACCTTCTTGAAACCATCCTCTCCACTGAGCACCATATACTGGACCTAACTCTCCCCATGTCTTCGCAAAATCCTCATCTGTTTTTATTTTATGGATAAATTCTGGTTGTGTTATAACAGGATAAGGGTATTGTGAATCATCACAGTATTTTTTATATGCATCACCATCCCATATATGACAATTATTATCAACTAAGTATTTGATATTAGTATCACCTTTTAGAAACCATTTTAACTCAGTCATCATCGTTTTGACTGCCATCTTCTTAGTGGTAAGAAGAGGAAACCCTTCTTTCATATTATGTCTTATAGTGTAACCAAAAATAGACTTAGTACCAGTACCTGTTCTATCTGACTTATCAACCCCATGTTCTAAAATGGTGGATAATAATTCTTTATATTGTTTATCTATATTATTCATGAATATATTCAATGATTGTGTATTTGATAGGTACTCTAATAATGGGAACACTCGCACCTGTTGATAATTGTTTTTGTCTTACCTCATAGTACTTCTCATAATCTTTAATTGTTGTTACGTTTGAATATTCCGTAACATCTTTTTTATCTACATCAGGTCTGTAGACCAACGTATGTTTACTTGTGTTAAATGTTAATTTTATCATAGTTTTATTTTTTTAAGGCATTAAAAAACCTTTCCCCTAAAGTTAGGAGAAAGGTTGCTATTTGTCAATAAATTATTTTATTAAGTTCCTATTACTAACTCATCATAATTTAATTTTTCCATACCTTTTAGCTCTTCCTCAGCCTCATCGTACATGAAAGATTTTACAACAGAAACTATACTCTGTTCAGATTGAGCAACTTTACTTTCCATCCAATCTTCAAGTTGTTCACCTTCTTCCATTTGTTCCCACATTTTATAGGCTAAAGTGGCGATAGTAAATAATTGTTGTTTGGCCATATATGAACCCTTAGAACCTTCAGAGATATTCGATTTTAATTTACGTAATTGTGATTCAGTTATTATTATGTTTGACATATTCGTTGGTATTTTATTATAAATATAGTAATCTTAGTAAATATTGCAGATTACTAATAGAAAAGGTGAAGATTTCTCTCCACCTTTAGGGACCGACTTTTGGCTATCGGACTACTCCACCACCCTATTTAATCTAATAGGGAAATCCATATTTCCTTAACCTCTAAACCATCTCTTCAATTATTCCAATTACTTCACTAATAATAAGTATAATACATGCGGTAATCAAATTAAAAGGAATAAAACCGTATCCAATAATTCTAACACCTGACTTAATAAAACTTATAATTTGATGCCTTTTTTGGTTAGGCATATGTTCTAAATTTTCTCTGTCTTTTTTAATTCCACCCATATCTTTAATCATCCATACCTAATTTACGGTCAAAATAATTAGAATCTTCAATAACTTCAGGGTTTTGTTTAATGGTTTGCATCGTTATCATATCTTTCATACGTGTTGTTGACCATCCATGAGACCTACTCGTATATATTACTTTAGGTGGTAAGTCATCACCTGTGAAAGATTTACCTATATAGTCTTCACCTAAAATCCTTATATCAGGTTTAAAAAATGTAATTAAATCATATAATTCTTCTTCAGTTTGATACACATAAACCTCATCAATATATTGAATAGCCATTAATGTTCTATATCTTTCATATAACGGAACCACTGGTTTGTACTTGGATTTTCTATGTAACGATGGGTCTCTTTGTAGAAATACAATAAATTTGTCACATTGTTTTTTAGCATCCTCAAAAGTATATATATACCCTGGGTGCATTAAATCAAAATTCCCCGCTGTGAATCCTACAATTTCTTTTTTTTCACTCATAATTTAAAACTTTCTTTATAATATTTATTTTTTTTTACAACCTCGTCTAAAGTTAGTAATTCACTTAAATGATAAGAAGTATTATCTGTCATGTAAATAATAATTTCACTATTAATCTTTTCTATTTCACGGATTACCTTGATGGTTTTATTATCTTTTGGTATTACATAATCACCTATCTTAAACATTTTTAAGTTGTTTTAATTTGATACCTAAAAGGTCTAATGTATTTTTATCCTTTATCGTCTTTTTAGTCTTTTTCTTAATCTCATTAATCAGACCTTCAATGTATTTAACCTCAGGATTTATTTCCTCAGTAACCTTAACTGTCTTATCCACTTTAAGACCATTTATCTTGTTTTTAAAGAACACGGATAATAAATCTATAACTTTGTATAAGAAGTAAAATCCAAGACAAATAAGACCTACCTCTATAAGTTTATCCGTACCAACAAACTTAACTGTTATTAACATAAAGATTAAGATTAGGACCATCTTAATCATACTCCATAAATTATTAATTATTTTTACCATTTTTATTGTGTCTTAGATTTTTGGATTGCGTACTCAGCTAAACTAATTTTTTGAATATCACCTATTACTATTGAAGACCTTAGTAAATCATATGGTATGTGAAGAAGAAAATCATTACCGTTTGAAGTGGTTAAATCCTCTTTAAGTTCCAAACAAGAATGAACCATTTTAAGATAGATTTTAAACTGGGTCTTATCTTCAAAAACTTTTTCTTGTAGGATTCCAAACTTTGGATGTTCTATTTTAATTGTCTTCATATTTCTCTTTTAATTTATTCATATACTCTTCAAATGGTTTAACACATGTCTCCGTTAAATAATCATTTATAATTTCAGGGTCATTAGTTAAAACTTCTGTAAGTTCATTACACATCGTAAATTCGCTAACATTTTTAATCGGTAAACATTTATTGTCTTCAGTAAAAATCACAGTATTGTCGCCAAAAGATTCTACAGTCTCAATAATGTGTACTGACCCATTTATAATATCTTTTATTTTGTCTCCTTTTTTCATATAACAAATATAATTAAAATTTTTGAATTGACCTAATAAATTATTGGATGATGTACTTCCCGTTAACGTACATATACTCAAATGATTCGCCCTCTACGTTCCATATATAAACTTCACCATCTTTTTCAACATCTGACTTATCTATCTGTAACGTTTTTGAAAAATGAGTAATAGAGCCTTCTGTAGGGGTTGATGAAAACATAAAACTTTTTAAGAGAAATAATACTAAAATTACTCCTAATATCCAACCACCAACTCTACCTGAAGCTGCGAAGATATTTCCAATACCTTTTAGTAGTTGTGAACTAAATGTTAAAACGAAACCGATAATGACTAATGTGATAATTCCTTCCATAATTTTATTTTTTTATTTATACAAATATAATGAATATAATTCACTTACACAAATTATTTAGCATAAAAAAACCTCAGTTGGTTAGAACTGAGGTTAAGGAAGATATATAATAGAGTATAGAACGCTGAGATTATACGTTTATGTCGACTTGTCTTTAGTGAGATTACCCTATATCGGTTGCTCATGTATCCACTCTCGTTGCCGAAAGTATCAAGTCAGTGTCGGTTATTTGAGTGAACCACTCTTTTCGTTAACAACTACTCAACCACTACTTTACTCTGTCAAACCTTGCGAGTTCACTAAGGGACGGCCATCCCACCAGGTATTTAATAATTGACATCAGGAGACTTGCAGTCTACCAATGACTTCGTTAGTCTATTGACTCGAAGTGTTAGACACCTTTCGTTGTCAACGCCCGAAGAACTTTTGCTCTCTTTTAGTTTTAGTAAAAGTAACAATGGAAATGGGAAAGATGTGCTTCGGGAGAAGTTTCGTTTCTTTGGAAAACAAAATGCTTCACACCTCTCTGTAAGTCTGTCAACTTACGGTACTTCAGGAATACGTTAACTTATCGTATCGGAATCCCTTCGTACTGGTACTCAGCCCTACAACACCTGACAGGGTGTGTCGAACCGTCACCTGTAGCTTTTCCTATTGATATCACTATCTCAACTCTGATATTCCACGGATTCAGAATGGTCTAGTCCCTTTAGCAGTTGCCCTTAGGGTCTTGACCGTAGCCACTTTGTTTAGTTGTCAGAGTAAACTCTGCGAATATTCACGATGTACTATTCTCGTTTCAATCCCTTTAGTCCCATTGCTGGGGTTATCTAACGACGCTAAACCGCCGTCAAATGTCATACTTAACCGTTTAAGAAAAAGGGGTTAATCTTTTGTATTCCTTTCACAAACTGTGATGGTTAAGGTGACACTTACTAATATTTTCAAAGAACGTCTTCAGTACTATTACTGAATTGTTTTACAAAACTACAACAAATTTTTCAATCTGTCAAATATTTTAAAGAAAACTTTCAGAATAATCTGTAGGGTAAAATATAAATATGCCCGTTTTCTTTAAAGTTAATACAAATATACAAAAAAATTACTCTCAGACAAGTCTTTTAAAGGTTTTTTTGTGTTTTGTACTAAAATAATTAAAGTTTAACCCTTAATCATCCCATGAGAATCAAAGTATTTCTCTAATGCACTTAATCTATCATCCGCATCTACTACCATCACTAACGCCTCTTCTGCGTTCTTATAGAAGTCCCCTGTTGAGTGGTCTCCAATTCCTACTGCTTTATTACCAAGTAATTCAAGTGATAATAATGCCTTTGCTTTATCTGCCTGTGCAGATGTTCTTAACATGTTTACTAATTTGTTCATTTTAAAATTATATTTATAAGTTTATTAAATTGTTTTGTCATTGGTTCAGGTAATTCGTCTTTACCAAAATACCCACATTCCGTGTGTTCGTCCCCATCATAAGCATTTTCTAAATCAGGAAACATTTCTTCTTCAACATCCATAAGGTAGGTATAAAACATACCTTTAACTTTACTTCCATCTCGATTATATCTTTTTATTACCGCCGCAAACTCTATATCACCTAACACAGGTAAATCAGTTTCTTCTATGAATTCTCTTATTGCTGCGTCTTTAGTTGGTTCACCTTCTTCTACACTTCCCGCGGGACAAGACCAAAAACCTGGTAATGTCGTTTGTGAATTTCTTTTACAAAGCAACACCTTATTATCACATCTTACGATTATTCCTGCGTATTTTTTCATTATTAGTTTTATTCGATATTTATTAGTATGAAAGTAATCATAGAAAATAATATTTTAAAAGTCAAAGTTTCTTCCACTAAAAAATCCATAACTGATGGGATGATGGGAAAAAGATTTGACGAGTCCTTTGATGGTATGTTATTTTTCATGCCTGAACTTGATAATCAAAGTTTTTGGATGTTTAATTGTATCATACCTTTAGACATTATTTTCATTAATGGAACTACCATTACAGAAGTTCATTCTAACTGTCAACCATGTAATAATAAGAAAAATTGTGAGTCATATCAAGGATTTGGGGATAAAGTTTTAGAGGTCTCTGGCGGTTTTTGTGAAGAACAAGGCATAAAAAAAGGAGACGATGTCTCCTTCTCTTTATTTTAATACTATTAGTGTTTACTAAATTCGGTTGAAGTTTCAATTCCTACTATACCATCAATTAAATTTAACCCATTATCTTTTTGAAACTTTTTAACCGCTCTCATTGTAATTGGTCCATAGATTCCGTCTACGCCATCTTCACCTAAATCATAACCTTCTTTATCAAGTATTTTTTGTATTTCCTCAACACCTTCACCTTGTGAACCTCTTGATATTAATTCAGAATTATCTCCGTTTTTTACTATATCGTTAATACTTAAATCTTCACGAGTAACTGTTCCTTCAACTTTATCCACTACTTGGTCTGGTTCAATAACAATTAATTCCCCTCCATCAAGACTATCTTTTAAAAATGGCCAAGGGTCAATAGTCCCTCTTTTATAACCATTTCTTTTTTCATACATAGAAAAATGTAAGTGTGGATGAGTTCCTTTAGCGTTACCACTATCACCCACAGTACCAATAAACGTACCTTTATTAATTTCCTCACCTTTTTTAATTTCATTAGATACGGAATCCAAATGAGCGTAATAGTATACAATACCATTCGTAAGTATACTAACTGTTTTACCCCCTACACCTCTATCTTTTCTTCTAATTTTAATTACTTCACCATCCGTTGCTGAAATTAGAGGTGTACCTTTAGGTGCGAATATATCAATACCTAAATGACCTCCTCTGTGTTGATGTTTAGCGTCTCCTGAACCATAATCACTGTTGTGAATTGCATCGTCTTTATCTAATACCTTTTTTTTACCTCTACCTAAACCAGATTCGTCATAACCTACATTAAATTCTTCATTACCTATTGGAAATATGAAACCTATAGCCTCATTTAAAACCGACTCATTTACACCTTTAGACTCATTAATTTTTTCTTTAAGTTTTCTTACAAATTCTTTTTGAATCATTTTAACAAACTTAACATATGGTGAATCACCTTTATCTTTATTGTATTTATATTTACCTTCAGGTTTTCTCTTACCTCTTCCGAAGTAATTTAATGCGGATATATTTGTAATACATTTGTGTCCACCTGAGTTAGCTTGAATCATTTCCCATGCTGGTACACCTAATTTATCTAATATTGCCCACTCATCTTCAGTTAAGCTATTTGAAGGTTTGTCCATGATGTCTTTTAATTTCTCCATATACTCATCTCCACCATCCATTGAGCGAACCTTATCACCATAAAAGGCTTCTAAATCCGCATTAGTAAAACCAACTGATTCCTCATCAAATTGTTTATTACCTTCCGATATCCATTTTATAGTTGATAGCGGTATAATTTTTTCTCTTAATTGACTTTCCCATTTACTTAATACTTCTTGAGCTATATCACCTAAGTTAACACCTTTTAATTCTCTCTCTCCCTTGAATGGGTTACATGAAGCTTGTACTAATCCCATTGGCCATGCAATTACTATAAAGTCAGCTTCAGGATTATTTTTGAATGGAGTATAACGGTCATAAGAACCTGGTTTAAACATTGAACCACCTCCGTATTGTACTATAATTCCATCATCAACATAAACTTTTTCACTATCTTTTTGTTTCTGTACATAGTCTTTTTGATTTAACGCCATCTCTTCAGGTAGTGCGTACCCTTTTTCTGCCGCCAATCTATTAATATTTTGAAATATGTTTAAAAGTGACGGTTGAGATGTCATTACTAAATCTTCCATAAAACCTGGTTTATTCTTATAAGCTAACATAAGTTTGTTAGTTGCTAACCCTAAGGCCATTTTGTTTTTTTGAAGTGACTTATCTTTTTGTAATTTAAATACAAAATTCATAATATCTTGTGGTTTTAAACCGTACTTAGCAAAATCAGCTGAATCGACTGTAGATATTAATCTAATATCATCTGAAGTGAATATATCTTTAGGTGACATTATTTGAGATAACGTTTCAACATTGGAACGTGAAGACCTAAAAGATGTTGAAGTATCACCTTCAACTCCTGTTTGACTATCATGGTGGTCAGTATGTACGACAAACATTGGTTTACCGTGAGCAAAGTCCACTAAAACTGGCATTGTATCTCCGTTCGCATCTTGTTTCTTAACCGCAAACTCCTTATCCCCATATTGTATTATTTCAGAATCAACAACTTTAATTCCATTATCTTCTAAATAATTTTTCATAGCCAAAGCGGTAGTTACCCCGTCTAAGTCTTGATGAAAATATATTTTAGCTTTCTGATATCTTTTAGATAAATCTCCGATATTTCTTAATCCTGATTCTTTAATTAACTTTTTCATGATATAAACATATTACTTTCTTTTTTTCTTCTACTCTTAAGTCCATCATTTGAGGATTTATATAATAGAATACTTTCTGCTGCTTTTTTATTTTGACCTGATTTAAGATATTGTATAAATCTTGACATTCTAACTGAGTCACATCCAGTGTTAAAAACTAATGAGATTAAAGAATCAAACTGTCCTTGAGTTATCATATACGTTTTTAATCCCTTATCTTTCCATTCCCCTAAAAATCTTCTAACACAATCGGCAGCTTCCGAAGCGTCTTTATAAAGTAATTCTAAGGACTGTTTTTTATTTATAACTAAATCCGCTTTCACGTCTTTACCGGTATGGCCGTAACCTATTGTCCACACATCACTAGTGTCTTTATACGCCTTTAATAAAGGTTCTTTTATGTTACC